TATAATTACCATCAATACAAACACCATTTGCAGCATCAGTTGTTCCAGTAATTACTGGTGTTCCACCACTACTTTGAGGAACAATTTTAACTTTTTTATCAGTACTATCCCAAACTAAATCCCAATCACTTCCATCACCAAAATTAGGTGTATCCCAAATTGCTAAACTAGGTGCTATTGCATGGTTTGGTAATGCTAATGCTGGAACTGAAATATTGTCACCACCAAGGATAACTGAACAATTATTACCAGAACATAACTTATTATTAAAACCACCAAGAATTGAACTAAAATCACTAGAAACATTGTTACAACCACCACCAACAATTGCTGAGTCACTACCACTAACGCTATTACGACAACCACCAAGAATTCCAGATGAATTATTATAAATACAATTTAAATAACCACCACCTATAAAGGAATTTGTACCAGATAATATTTGTGAAGAATTTGCAAATGAAATATTATAATCATCAAGTTCTACATAAGTATCACCAGTTAATGTACCTCCAAGAATAATAGTGTTACCATCTTTGGTTAATCCATTTTTTGCATAAATTTCGGTAGCTGCACTACTATAAACTACAATCGTATCTCCAATTTTTGTAACAACAGTATCACCACTACCAATAATAGTATTAAAAATTAGACTTGTACCACTAACACTATCATATATAGTAATTCCACTACCTATATTAGTACCACCAGTAATACCACTACTATAAATAATAACTTCATCCCCAACATTAGTTATTGTCGTATTCCCACTGCCGACTAAAGTATTAAATACTAATGCTTTATCAACAACATTAACATACATAGTAGTGCCCGAACCTATATTAGTACCACCCGTAATACAACATTCACTATAAATTACAACTTCATCACCAACTTTACTAACAATTGTAGCACCACTACCTATTATGGTATTAAATACTAATGATTTACCAGTAACTGTGAGATATAATGTTGTACCACTTCCAATATTAGTTCCACCTGTAATACAACAACTTCCAGTAATACCACTACCACTAATCCAAATATCATCACAATCTTCAACAACGGTTATACCATCAACACCATGAATTCTACGAAACCATAAAGTATCACCAGTACTTACTAATTCACTTAAAACAGTTGCACCTGAATTAAATAATCCTAAATTACAACCACAATTAATTTTACCACCACCACCACAAATTACAATTTCATTATTATCTGTTGTAACTGTTGTACCACCACAACCAACCAAAGTACGATAATACATAGTATCACCAGTAATTCCTTCAATAAACACTTCTTCTCCACCACCTAAATTACAACCATCATTAATTGAACCTGTATTAATACTATTAATTATTATACAATTACCATCACATGAAATACTTGTATTCCCACTTCCATATAATGTGTTAAAATACATGGTATCACCATCAACACACTCAAATACCTCATAACCACCACCTAAATTACAACCATCTATTATAGTACCACTATTACCACTACTATAAATAATAATTTCATTACCAACATTGGTTACAGTTGTGTTTCCACTACCTATTATGGTATTAAATACTAGTGAAGTACCAGTAATTGTTCTATAAACTGTTGCACCACTACCAATATTAGTTCCACCAGTAACACAACAATATGTTCCACCTGTTCCACCACTTATGAAAATATCATCACAATCTTCATAAACCACAATATTACCACCAATACCATGAATTCTACGAAACCATAGAGTATCTCCAGTGCTTGGTAATTCACTGAAAACTCTAGCTTCACAACTACATATACCCAAATTACCACCACAACAAATTGTACCACCACCCTCAGTTCCATTAATAATTATTTCATTACCAACTTTACAAACATCAACACTTCCACTTCCACATAATGTATTAAAATTCATGGTATCACCAGTAATACCCTCAAATACTGGTTCACCAGCACCTAAATTACAACCATTATCAATTGAACCTGTTCCAGCAATACTATTAATATAAAGTTTATCACTAGTACATATAATACTTGTACCACAACCAGCAGCAATTGTACGATAATACATGGTATCTCCATTAACACATTTAAATACTTCATTAGCACCACCAATATTACAACCATCTGATAACGTACCAGTTGTACCATTAATAACAATATTATCATCAACACATGAAACATTAATACCTGTACCACCAGTAATTTTATAAAAATACATTGTTTCATCAATAGTATCATAATATATTGGTAAACCAGTACCTAAATTAGTACCGCCAGTTACAGTACCTATAGTTCCACCTGTGCTATAAATTACAATTGTATCTCCAACTTTTGTAACCGTTGTATCACCACTACCAATAAAAGTATTAAACACCATACTAGTACCAGTAACATTATTGTATATAGTAATTCCACTACCTATATTAGTACCACCAGTAATGGTATTACCAGTACATGTACAACCACTACTATAAATAATAATCTCATCACCAATTGTTGTAACAATTGTATCACCACTACCAACAATAGTTCTAAACACCATACTAGTACCACTAATACCAGAAAATACAGTATTTCCAGTACCTAAATTAGTACCATTCGTTATCGTACTACCAGTAACAATTAAATCATCAACATATTGTTTAGTTACAAGCGAACGATCAACAAAATTAGATTCATAATCACCACCATATTGAAATGAATATCCGCTAAGAAATACGTTAGTACTATATAAATTATCGGTAAAATTCATTCTATCAACACTACAAGTAAATTGAATGCCAAAATTATTAGAAAACATAGTAACCCCTTCTGGAGCAACACTTATTTTAGTATTTTCATTGTCACTACTTAAAGTCACACCATCCAATAAACTTCCACTACCAGCAACATTAATATATGAATCAAAGGGATTACCAACACGAAATGATTGCGTACCACCTGAAGTAATGTTAATATATGTATTTTCAATTAACGTACCACCTAATGCTACATTATGATCATCAACTTTATATAATCCATTGGTTGCACCAGTAATTGAATTATTAATTATATCAAGAACATCTTCATCAATTGATATTGTTGTTCCACTAATATTAATACCATCACCCTCATTATAATTAATTGCAGTACTAAAAAATGTAAATTCTAGTGGTGTTGTATCAACTATAATTGGGTCTTCCGTAATTAAAAGCCATAAAGATGTAGTCCAAGTTACGCCACTAATAACAGGAATTAATGTTCCTTGAGTTGTACCACTACCAGTAGGCATATCAGATGTACGAGACCATGCACCACTAGCAGCAACATAAAGACCATTTTCAATCGGGTCTGTTTGATGTATAACTAAAATTCTATCTCCAGCACTTGGGGTTATACCATCTATTGTAGTAAGACCAGATAATGAAATATTACCATCACTTTCAGTAGTAACTAAATCTGCTGCACCAATTGGATGTAAACCACTAGCAGTAATATCAACATATCGTTTTGTAATCAATGAATTATCACTAAATGTTGTACTATAATCATTAGCATATTCAATACCACGTGGGGTTACACGATTATCGGTTATTAACGATTCATTATTAAAATCAAGATTAAATGAATCGAGACCAATAAAATTTAAAGTATTTCCACTACCATCAATAGTTGTATTTTGATTTAATGTACCACCTAATACCGCATCCTGATCACCAACTTTAGTTAATCCATTGGTTACACCAGTAATTGCAAAATCACTATTACTATAAATTATAATCTCATCACCAATTGTTGTGACAGTTGTATCACCACTACCAACAATGGTTCTTAATATCATTGTTGTACCACTAATACCAGAAAATACTGTACTTCCAGTACCAACACTAGTAACACCAGTAATGTTATTACCATTTAAATCATCAACATATTGTTTAGTTATAAGCGAACGGTCAACAAAATTAGATTCATAATCACCACCATATTGCATTGAATATCCACTAAGAAATACATTAGTTCCATACCAATTATCAGTAAAATTCAACCTATTAACATTACAAGTAAATTGAATACCCATATTGTTAGAAAACATAGTAATACCATTAGGTTGAAGAAACATCATGGTATTTTCATTATCACTACTTAAAACTACCCCATCCAATAAACTACCGCTACCAGCAACGTTAATATATGAATCAAAGGGATTACCAACACGAAATGACGTTGAATCGCCTGAAGGAATTGTAATATAAGTGTTACCAGTTAATAAACCTCCAAGAATAATAGTATCACCTTCTTTAGTCAAACCATTATCAGCATAAACTTCAGTAACCCCACTAATTATAATATCATCACCAACTTTTGTAACTGTTGTACCACCACTACCAATAATGGTATTAAAAATCATACTAGTACCAGTAATTCCAGAAAATACTGAAATTCCACCACCAACATTTATTCCATTTAAAATTGCTGTTGCACCTGAAAATCTAACATAATTATCATCGGTTTGAATTTTTAATAAATTTGGTGTATCATTTAATATTGATCTTAAATGTAAATTTTGATGTTCTTTAAATGCAAATATTGGATTGCCAATAGTTATCGTATCGCCAGTTGTTAAACTACCAGTTGCAGTTACTGAAGCAATTACTGCACCACTAGAACCAGTCCATGTATCACCAGTAAAAACATAACCACTATGAACAGCAATATTTGCTGGATTTCCAACATTATTTACTACGTCATTTGAACTAATCATCCATTGCCCATGAGAAACACTCCAAATCCAAGATTTTGTTCTTGTAGCATTAACATATGCACGTCTAAATGGTGAATTATTATCTGGAGCACCAATTCTAATTGTATTACCAGAATCAACGTAATACCAATTATATTCTGAAAGATATTCCCCAGCATCAGAACCAAAACCAGACCCACTTAAATCTAATGATTGTATTCCAGTTTGACCACTAAAATAACCCAGATTTGTTGCACCAGTAACATATTCATTTAAATCTTCTTCAGTTGTAGTTTTTTTCACAACTAAATCAGTATCTTGAACTCCATCTTTATACCAATACTCAACATTATTATCACAAGATGAGGTATTAATCAAAACCGTTAAACCCAAATATCTTTCAGGCATTGGTATTGTTAAGTTCACTTCAGTTGTTGAACTAAATGTTGTATTACCCGAATTAAGATATCTTTTCTCAATTGGTTTGCCAGCACTTAATTTTATATTGTCGTTAAATTCTATTGACATATCTTATTTATTAATTAATTTCCATTATTGTTGATACTGCTGATTGATAATTGCTCACATAGATTTGATATGTTTGTCCATTCCAACATGTTGTACAAACATTAGTCACTACTTCTGGTTCAGGAAATAAATTTCCACCCATACTAATACTTCCACAAATTTCACCATTATTTGATAATGAAGTCCATTTTGTTTTGGTTGTTCCACTTGGTAATGCAAACCATATATAATCATAAGCACTACTATTAAAAGGTATATCTAATGTTCCACAAGTAGTTTCAACAACCTTGCAAACAGTACCACAAACAGTACCACTCCCAATAATATTTTTTATGCAAGTTCCATCTGGTCGATTAGTACCTGCTGGAACAACACCACCAGATTCAATACCCCAAAACCAAGGATAAATACCAGTAATTAATTTGTTTTCAGTATATGCTGTTGCAACAAACGGTGTTGAATATAAACCACCATTACTATCATATGGTTGTGAACCACCACTAAAGTAAGCACAAACCGTAACAGGGATATTACTTCCTTCATTAATTGTACCTATTCCTGATGAATATAATGTTGATAACGATGTATTGGGTGTGAATGCTCCGGGCGTGCCAAAATAATTAAAAGTATAACCACTAACACCACAACTTCTAGTATCTGTAATACCAGCATAATTTGAATCAATACTACCCAAATCAACAGTAACTAAATCACAAACACTTAAAGTTGAACCTACTTCAAGTAATGTTTCAGTACAGTTTATCGAAAATGCTGATATACTTGGATTAGTTAATATTGGATTTACTATTGGTACTAATGCACATTCTAAAATATAATTAACGCTACAATTAAAAATATTTGTATTAGCAGATAATCCACCAACTGTACATGTTGTTGGTGTTCTGCATGTATATACACCAGTACCACCACTTGCTGTTGACTCTTTTAATACTATCGCTTGTTTAATTGAATCATATGTTAAAACATAATTATTGGTTGCACCAGTTGCAATAATTGGAATGTACATTACTGTACCACCACTCACACCACCATATAACGTTAAACCACTTGTAGTTGCAATTTGTGTTTGACCTGATAATGTTAGGGGTTCACCACCCATTAACTGTTTAAATTGAGTATTATCAAGATTTGGACGAGCGAAAAATGCGCACATATTTATGTTGTTTTAAAAATCAAATTATTTTTCAATATTTCGGATATACGATTTATTTCATCATATCTAATCCGCAATAATTTCATATTATTGTATTTTACGAAATTGGTTTTTATTTTATCATTTAACTGAATGTAATTAAGTGTATCCAACCCACCAAAATAATCTATTGGTGCATAATGTTGTTTTCCATCGAATTCAATCAAAAGATTATTATTTGGTATGAAAAAATCAAAACTTAATAATCTTTTATTTCTACATTCATTAAATGTTTTTTGCGTTTCAAATTCAATTAAGTTTTTATCCAACCATTCAGCAATTCGTCTTTCACCTAATGACTTATTTTTACATTTAGGGCATTCTTGACCACTGAGATGATTATTAGGTCTCATTTCAAAAACTCCATGCTCAGAACAAATAATTTTTACTTTTGTACTGGAATTTCGATATGTGACCAACGAATAATTATATTTATTACCATATAATAAAATTGCTTTCACACTAAAATCTTCTTTATTTGAAAGAACCCCACCGTTACATAATGGACAACCATCACCACTTAAATGTCTTGTTGGTGTTTGCTTGAATTCTCCATGTTTTAAACAAACAATTTTCACTATTGACCTATTATTCAAATAATTAACTTTTGAATAATCATAGCTGTTTCCATGAACATTTAAAGAATTCTCAATAAATCTACTGTTATTACTTTTACCTTTACCAGCGCATTTTGGGCATTCTTGTTTTAAATATAAATGGTTTTTCGGTAATTGTTGAAAAACACCATGTAATGGGCAAAGGATATTTACTTTAGTTCGTCCATTTACATAATTTGTTTCAGAATAATCATACTTATCCCCATGAACTTTCTTAGCTCTCAAAATAAACCCATCTATTGTCAATTTTCTCATATTTTTATTCTAACTGGCACACCGTCCAGTAAGTTATTAAATCCGAACCATTTGGTTCGGATTCATTTATAATAAATACAAGAAAAATGGATTAAAATCCAATAAAACAAAAAAAAAGGCATAAACTTAAACACATTAATGTTTAAATCCTGCCAATTTTGTTGTAACTTAATACTTTTTTTGAAAAAAGATTGACATTTCTGCCAATAAAAAACCATTCTTAACCATCAAATGTTAGGTAGCATCTCCTTTTTTACTAAAATACTGATACTATCAACCAAAAAATATTTTCAACCCATTGAACATTGTGATTATGTGAGGCACTGCTTGGTATGCGATTTATCAGTTCCCAGCCTTTTCATGTTCATTCAATTTCAGAATCATTAACCATTTTATTCTGATTCTTAGGTCAAAGTCATTAAGCCAGTTACGTTCATACTAGATGAAGAGGCTTGACTGACTATAATTGTGGCGGGAGAGGGACTCGAACCCCCGACCTTCAGGTTATGAGCCTGACGAGCTACCAACTGCTACCACCCCGCAATATATTTTCAAATAACTATTGTCTTAATAAGACTACAAATATAAATCTTTTATTCTTAATATCCTAATATTATTATAAAAAAAATTAAGTCTGGTACAAAATAAATACGTAAATAATTTAAAAAGGTTACAAAATTTAATAAATTATTTATTCTTTTGGTTTAATTTTTTGAGTATCACGCTTTTTCACTAACATTTCATGTATGTTTTTATATTCACCTTCTGGTTCATCAGGATTAGTTTCATTTAGAAAATTTAAAACATCATCCATATTAACTTCGGGTTTTGGTGGTTTATTTTCAATTACACCATCATTTGCTCCCTCACTTACTCCCTCACTTACACCGTCATTTAAATTAGTTTCTGGTTTATTATCCTCTAGTTTGTTGTTATTATATAACAAATCATTATAATTTACTTTTTCAACCTTTTCAATGGTACTGGAATTAATTGAACCATCATTAATTTTATTGTTAATTTTTGTTATTATTTCACTATAACCTTTGGTTTTATTTTCGAGATTTTCAATATCATTATCATCGTGGTGTTTTAAACCTTTATATGTTTTAGAATTTCTATACCTTGGGTCATCGATTTTAATATCTAATGAATCGTTATTAAACACACAATCTTCAAATGCTTGACCGTCTTTTGCAAATCTAGCTTTTAAAATTCTAATGTTTGCAAAATTTGCTTCCTGTTGTGCTGGTGTTTTAGCAACCGACATAAAGAAATGTGCTTTTTGTATTCTCTTAATGTTCCCACCTAATTGGTGTGCTTCTACAAATTCAGAACCAAATCCACTACGATTACTTTGAACTGCTGTCCAAGCTGGAATATTAAAATCAGATGAAAGTGCTTCAAAACTTTTAATAATTGTAAGTTCTGATTGATGTTGATCTTCCCTACTTTTATGACTTTCTAAACAATCGAGATAATCAATTATTAAAATATCAAATTTAAAACCCCATTTCTTTTCGTAGCTTAACATCCAGTTACGGATATCTTTCATGGTAGTATCTTCCTGACTAAACGGCATTATAATCAGTCTACCCTTACCCTCTAATTCATTAGCTTTTTCATGAGCTATAGTATCAACTCTTTCTCTTTCATCATCATCATCAGCAATCTTACTTAATGCAGAATTTGCCCAAATTACATAATGTTTACGTTTAATTTGGTCTATTGTGTCTTCAAAAATGATTTGACAAACATTTTTTTCTAAAATATATGCATGATTTGCAACTTTAGTTAAAAATGTTGTTTTTCCAACACCTGAAGGGGTGAGAACTACCCCAATTTCACCTTTACCTAAACCACCACCAGTTAATTCATCAATTGTTTCGATACCAGTTGCAATTGTTTCTCGAAATTCTTTACGTAATGCTTTGCTTATACCATCTGTAATTGATTCAGATTTATCATCATTTTCACCAATATGTGATATTTTTTGAAAACGTTCTTCAATCGAATTAATAATATATTTATCCTTAATTTGACCATTTTTCACTTTAGTCATGATATCTTCACCAATCTTACGGTACTCTTGTTGTTTAACAAACATGTGTGCCGATTTCTGAACAACATCACCATCATAAAGCATTTCTTTATTAATGACTCGTTCATTCCAAAGTGAAATACGTTTAACTATAGCAAATAATGATTCTCCTTCTATTTCATTATTTGGTGTTTTATATTTATTAATTGCTTGGTGAATACTTTGGTTTTGAATATTTGGAACTTTGTCGAATTCATTAAAATACTCTAAAATTATAATAAATAATCTTCTAAAATTAGGGTCATCAAAATATTCTATTGCTAAATCTGGTATTATTTTTTCAGCGAATTCTGGTTCAACCAACAACTGCCACATTAAACGTTGTTGAAATTCAGGACCGAGATATGCTGATAAGGTGTTATCTATATTTTCTGTCATTATAAAATGTGTGTGAAAAAAGACAATATTTAAATCGTCTAAATGAAATTAATTCCGTTTGATTCTTCTTAACAACTCAGCTCTTTTTGCTGGATGAAGTTCTCTAATCTCATTAATTGACATTCCCATGAAATTAATTAAATCATAATCATCCCACATATTAACTAAATCATCAAACTTAATTTTACTTTCAATTGTATTTGTTATGTTAATAACTAAATCTAAAATGTCAAGAGATTGTTTAGAAACTGGATTAAACCCATCAACGAAAAATTCACGTTCAACAATTGGATTATCATTAATATATAGACCTATTTTACATGGAACGCCACGTATTGTTTTATATTCTATTTTTTTTATTTCAGATTTTGGCTTGTAATACATTTCACTTTGCCATTCTTTAGGATAACTATTAATCATTTTCTGATAATAATTATGAAAATTATACATAACAATTTCATTATTATTATCAAACCCAACATCGAGTTCAACATCGTAACGTTTTTTTGATAATGTTTTTTGTAATTTATTTATAATCCTTGGAAGGATGCCTCTTACATCAATCGAATACCTCGTAAATGGATTAAATCCATTAGCATCAAACATCGTTTCACATAGTAATTCATCACCTTGTGTTAGAGAAAACCTAAATATATTACTATAATCCTTCTCAATCATATTATTATTTTTTTATTGTTTATATTAAACAAATATAGTTAGAATCAATCAGAAACGAAAGATTAAATAATATTATTTTTACGTTTCTTTTTATATTTATCTAACGTACCCATTTCAGTCATAATTACGGTATAGAACGGTTCGACATAATTAACAAATGTACTACCATATACCGACATAAAATCATCTTCATCCATTAAAACTATGAGTTGTTTACTTCCTCTACCATCAGAAGTTAAAGGCATTTCAAGCTGTTCCATTTCACCAATAGCTTCTTCATTAAGCATTGGTTCTCTCAAATTAACCAAACTAAAATTTGTTCTTAATCTTTTAACACCTTCTGGTGATGTTAAATTTCCTAATGCTTTTAATGGTTTTTTCTTATTTTTAATTCTTTCTTGTTGAATTTTATCAGCTTTTCCACATAGTTCTCGAACAGTAAATGTTTTAAATTTAAGTTCAGGAAAATATTTAACTAATCCATCTTCTTTTATTCCACCAACACCTGCAACATTATCAGCACTATCACCACAAATAATTTTCATTACTAATGCATTACTGTAATGATGATTAAAATACATCATATAATTACTTTTAGTTACTGGTTGAGGAAGATTTGGGAATATTATTGTAATGTTTAAATCGAGTAATTGTGCAAAATCACGGTCATTAGAATAAATATAAATCTCTTCTTTATTATTGTGATTTAGACAATAAGCAGCAATAATATCGTCAGCTTCAACATCATCGACCTCAATTTGTCTTAAAAATAATTCTTCAGCATATTCTTGAATTCTTAATCGTTGTTTTAAAATTGATTCCTTTTTTGCGTTTTCTCTTCTGATTTCAGCACCAGTCATTTCAATTCTTTTATGCCACTCTTTTGTTTTTCGATTGGCTTTGTAAGCATTGTCAATCCTATAACGTTGAATTCCACCACCTTCACCATCCCAAACTAATATAACTTTATTAATCATATGTTCTTTAATCATCTTTCTAACCGTAGTTAAAAAAGAATACAAACCACCCAAATGACCAAATGATTCGGTATAAACATCCTTTGCACCATGAAAAGAACGTTTAAGTAAATATGATGAATCAATTAATAGAGTACGAATTTTCATTATTACATGTGTTTACAAACATCATTTAACCATTTATTTCTATGAGCCGAATCATAAGCACCAGAAGAATTTCTAGCAAAATCACTAATTGTTTGAAATTTTTTAGCTTCTAATCTACAATTTTCAATATTTTGCCAATATCTATATGGTTTTCTCGTTTTCATTCTTCTACATTTTCTTCATCACCATTAGTTCTTTCAATAATACCCTCTTCAAAAGAAACATTACCATCAGCATCCATTTCTTTCGATTTAAACTCAATATCATCAGCAGTTAATGTATCATCATCGAATCTTTTACGGAAATAAAGAATATGTTCCTTTTTATATTCTTTTTCACTTTCAGCATTACCATAAATAAATCCATGTGGTGTTGAAATGATTTTACCTTCTAAAGAAATTCCACCCCACTCACCATCGATATGGTTCTTGGCAATATTAACTTTATTTTCAAAACCATAATTTAAATCACGTTTTAATGATGTCGCAGTTACTCTACGTGTTCCATGTGTAATAATTCCACCAAAATGATAGATAAGTCTTGAACCAAAGAACCATGTTTCACCACCTTTATGTTTTACAACTTTATTCATACCATCATACCAGATTTTCTGAACTGCTGCAACCGTTGTAGTGAATTCACTATCAACTTTTCTGGTGTTTGGAATTGCGTTATTAAGAAGTGACATAAATGATTTTTCATATGCTCCAGCATTCCATTGATTATTATCTGAGGTATCTTTTTCTAATGCATTAATTGTTTTTATACAATTTAATGTACCAATTGAATCGATTCCAATGAAAATATTTCGTGGTAATGCCCCACTTTTCTGCATATCAAGAAAATCATAAACAGCTTTTGCCATATCCTCAATTGCCGCTTCTTTTCTGTCTTTATCTTGAACAATACCATATTTTTCAAGTAAATATTTATTATTAACAAGAAGATATTCCCCACCCCAATCAAAACCCATCAATGTTAATCTTTGATTTCCTTCATCGATATTATTTTCAGTGTCAATAATAATTGGAAAATCACCCATTTTTTGTGCATTTACAATTGACTTCATTAATGCTGTTGATTTACCAGTATTGGAATATCCACGAAAAAGTGTAACATATCCACGTGGCACTCCGGGCATTCCAGTTGCTTCTTTCAATCCATCATCAATTGGAATCCATATAAGTTTTTTTGATTGAATTTCAGTTGCACCAATTTTTTTCTTAAATTTATCAAGACTGAAATTCTTTTTAGGTGTTGGTTTTCGTACCATGCTGTTGCTTGGTATATCTGATTTTTTTGCCATATTAAGATTTTAAAAGGGTTAAAAAAGGGAAACAAATATTTCCCTTTTTATTAAATTTTCATCATTTAGAACGGTAAATCATCGTAATCACTATCAGTGTCATCTACCTCTGGTTCATTTACTGGTTCATTTACAACTTCTGGTTTAGTTACAGCAGCCTTTTGCTTATCAGCAATAATTTCCTGACCTAAATTAGTTGCATTATCCTTATATTCACCAACTTTATCTTCCGTAATATTACTAATTGTAACACGTGGTAATGTTTCAGTTGTTAAATCACTTGCCTGTTCGAATTCTTTTTCATCATTATCAAGATTCATAGTACGAGTATTAGCAAGTTCTTCCAAGTCTGGACGATTAGGAAATACCCAACGTTTATTCGTTTGGTCAGTATCATCCCAATATGGATTAGTACCATCAGCAACTGATTGAAGAAATTCATATGGTGGCATATTAGGTGCTTGTTTCGGCTTAAATACATCTCTCCATGTAATATCATCATTTAACCATGTTTGTGCAACAATAGCGTCTGCATGAAGTGGTGATTTACCTTTAGCACTAATAGCAGTAATTGCCATATAAGTACGACCATTGAAATCACTTTCAGCCATACTGATTGATAAGTCTGTTCCATTAAGTGGATCAGCGAAATCTACTTGATTATTATCAACATAATCCGAAAGGATTGGTAATAATTTATCAAGTGTTCCTTGATTTCTGTAATGATGTTTAAATCTCCAAAATTTTACACCATCTTTTTCTTTACCCTTATCAATTCCACGAACTATATAGAATTTTTTGGCTTCCCATTTTTGAGAATCTTTCCAAATTTCAGTGTTTTTTGCAAGTACACTCAACTGCATATCATTCATGTTTTCTTTCTTAACACCTCTAAGCGATGGGTCTTGTGTTTTAAGAATCGCCTTGTTTTTTTCACATAATGGACATGGTGCAGGAACTAACATTGGAGCACCATTGCTGTCTAATAGAGGTTTACCGTCAGTACCTAATTTCGGTACTTTAGGGTCGTTGTGTGCTGGGCAATAAATAACAGTACCGTGTCTTACCTTACCACCTTTAGTGTTAGTAGTTACTACATGGAAGAATGCTTCTTGAATATGTTTCCTACCTGCTTGTGGTGGAAGCATACGAAAAATTTCTTTAGTAGCTCTCGGAACAAAATACTTCGCTAAGATGTCTTCACGTGACCTTTTGTTATTTTTTGATTGAGATTGTTTTCTTTGATAGTCTGAAAACATAGACTTTAATTGTGACAGGTCTTGCTGTCCATTTTGATTTTCCATTTCATTTTTTTTTTACAGTTAAAATTATTTTCAATTATATGTTGCTACAAATGTAGCTTTCATTTAGTATAAATACAAGAGTTTTAAAAAAAAATACTGAAATAATAAATTAAACTTAAAATAATTTATTAGAAACTACTGTAAAGGATAGTGTTTGTTTATTTTCATAATAATTTCCATTTTTTAATCTAATTTGTAGATAATAATCCTGTGGAATTAACCAAGACGTATCAATATTAAACTCATAACCATTACTTGTTCTATTGACACTTGTAAATGGTATAACATCAATTTCATATTTATTACCAACAGTTGTAAATATCCTATATTCAATGTCTAAAGGTAAGAAATTATTTTGATTTGAATACAATTCTTTAATGGTTAATTTAACCTTTCTAATATTTCCAGCAGTAATATTCTCTTTTTCATTAATTCCCCAGAAATAAAAGAAGTAGTTATCAAAATCAATTTGATTTGATTGATCGAATGTATAATATTTTTCTTGTGATATTAAATAAAAATCACCAATGTGTTGGGTTGCTCTACCATTAACAGTTAAATTCCACTCATCTCTAAATATTACTGCATCAGGATATAAATTAGAATCAAAATTTAAAGTAATTTTATAAACACCTTTACTAACATTAACAATTGAATTACCAGTTAATGTTAATACCAGATTATCCTCATAATCATAAATATTCACATTATTAACAACAATATTTTGTTTAACCCCACCAACATTTACATAAAGATATAAATAATTATCTTTATCAAGAAAGAAATAATTTCTATCGTCACTAATCGTATCATCAACAATTGTTTCAATATATGGTTCATACCAAGTATTAGTATTTTTAGCATGGAATGCAACTGCTTGAATAAATTCGGTGATTAATGCTTCATATTCATCAGGAAACTTAATTCCAAGTCCATATGAAGTACCAGTATATACCGTTACACCTGTAAATCCAAGTCTTTGGTTCACATAGTCAGTAACGTCAATTTCAAGATTTTCATTACCCTTTTCAAATCTTTGTGTCCCAATGATTTCAGTAACACCACTTTGATACGACCCACCACTAATTGCCCAAGGTATATTAGTTTTTCTATCGAACCAATTGGATGCTTGATTAACGTTCTCAGGAAAAACAACATCGGTATAAATAAAATCATAACCACTACCCTCATCCCAATCTTCAGTAATATTAAATAAATCTAAATCAAAACTAGTTGCTCTTTCAATCGAATCTGAATATGATTTTTTTCCCAAATATTGTTCAGCATAACGAATTGTGTTAGTCATGTGCAATACATGTCTCATATCATCAGTTGGAACTATAATACCATTATTAATTTTATCAATTAAATTCTGTAGATTAATATCAAAAATAAACCTTGTTATTTGTTGACTTAAACCCCCATACGAAATTTCAGTCACAGGATTTTGTGAATTATTAGTCTCATTAGTATTAATTAATGTCGTATTTTTTTTAAAATAACTTCTAAATATTGTCATTAATCTCTTTTTATAATAAATACTCACAAACAAAAAAGACTACACGTGGTAGTCTTTTTATTATTATAAAAAATTTCATCTATTATTTTTTTATGTTATGTAACATTAAAATATGTACAGCTTCTTTTTTGGTCATTTTATCACTTCTGTTTTTTAAAACTGCTTTTGCCTCACTTAGTCTTTCTAAATATCTTATATCATTTGGTGCTATTTTAGATTCACCCTTATGCCCTTGTAATATCATATTACCTTTATTATCATCTTTATCTCTAAGAGTATAATTATTGTTTTCAGCATCACGATAACGGTCACCAACTTCACCATGATATTCACCATTATCTTCACCACCAACAACATCAACTTCATTAATTGAATCAGGATACAAAATATATGCATTAGCACTACCCTTATTTTCAGTGATTGACCAACCTAATGAGTTTACAAAATTTATTAATTCTTTAATATTAATACCCTCAATCTCATCCATATCAATTCCAACACCACCTTCAGGACCATACATACTTGAATCCATTACATAAATTCCAAATTGTTTGTTCAATTCAGTAACCATCATTTGTTTTTGTTTAAGTGTTGCATGACCTTGAGGAACAGTATCTTCCTCACCACCTACAATATCCACTTCATTAGTATAATCATTTACATTATGAGGTTTATACCCAAGCAATTCATCAGTCATTAATTCATCTTCTGGTGTAATATCATTTAATCCTTCATCAGAAAACTTCATCTTACTAAAATCTGGTTCGATTGCAGGTATTGGATGTCCGTTTCTGTCCGTTTCACCAGCCATACCATCTTGAATATATGCCCCACTTACATGTGGTGTATTATCACTTATTTCTTCAGCATCATTTGCTGCTCCAAATTGTGAACTGGTTTCTGGGTCATCTTTAACCGTATAATATTCTGAATCTTCGACTAAGTGATCCATCGCAATTTCCAAGGCAATTTTAGGATCATCAGTATGTTCCATCTCAACTTTTAACCCTAATGCAAGTTGTTCTTTATCAAAATCACTTGGTGATTTATCATCAGCTAATCCACCATCAAGTTCATTAACATTTTTTTCATGACCAAAATCATCTGGATAACCATCGTCATTTCCTTCATAATTCTCTATATCATCTTTCCAACTCAATGCTTCATCAGTACCTAATTCTTCAAGTCTTCTTAATAATATTGGTAATTCTGAATTATGAAAATTAAAAATTCTTCGACCACCTTCTGTACTAAACTCACTTTTTGTAAATCCTTCTAAATGAGAATCAATTCCCTGATTTACAATACTAACGAATAGTCTATCATCACCACCTCCAATTCGTGTTGTTATTGGAAAAAATTCATCAGTTCCACCATTAACATCAGTACCTTCATCCATTTCATCTTCAGGACTTCCCCAATATTCTTGAGGTATTTCAGATTCTTCACCTAATTTAACAACCGATTGTGGTTTTTTCTTTTTCTTAGGCATTTGATTTTTTGGTTTGAATTTCTTACCAATTTGATCTGGATAATCATTTTTTTCAGTTTCATCAACACTACCAGTTAGAGCTTTAATTTGATCATCTTCTTC